TATCTCTACTCAAGGATGACTTGATTTATGAGTCAGGCAAAACTCGACAAAACCAAAATGGAAACGATTGCATTGTGTGGGTTGTTTCAGAGATAGAACAGGTAGGACTTTTCTAATGCCTCAGTACGAATACCGATGTCCCGCAGACCAATCTATGATTGAGTTGTATCAATCCTTTGAAGATAGTTCAATACCTAACTGTCCTCAATGTGGGCAACAAATGAATAAACAATTTAACACGCCACCGGGGATTGTCTTTCGCGGTGGAGGATGGGGCGGCAAGCCATGAATGACTTAGAGTTTCTTATGTTGTTAGAAGAAAGCATTGCTGATTTATTGTCAGCTATTACAAGTATTTACGGAGGGTAAAATGCAAGAACGCAGAATTGGCAAGTATTGGCTTCACTATGGTCGGCTTAGAGGCATAGCTCTTGGGCTTAGGATTGACCGTTTTGGATGGGATATAGATTTAATTAAATTCTTTATAGGGATAGAAAAATGACATATAATAAATTATTAAAAAAAATAAATAAAGAAATTGAATCTTATGATGGAGTTTTACAGGTATGTAAAGAATGGATTGCTCTTCGCGCGGTAGTTGAATTGCATAAACCTTTTGAAAATTATTTCAAAATAATGATATGTTCTCATTGTCTAAATAGCAAAATTGCTAAAGAACATTTTTACCCCTGCCCGACTATTCAAGCCATTGAAGAAGGTTTGAAATGATTGAACACATCCTTGCTGAACGCCAAGAGCAGTATGGCGATGCCAAGGAAAACTTTACTAAGATTGGGCTTATGTGGAGCCTTGTTCTTGACCAAAAGATAGTCATTGAGCCTGAGCAGGTTGCCCAAATGATGATTGCCCTTAAATTAGTCCGATTGAGCGCAAATCCTGAGCATGAGGACTCTTGGCTAGACATTGAAGGCTACGCCAAGCACGGACTTGCTATAATAAAACCAACCGACAACTAAGGAGGTTCAGAGATGAACGCACTTAACAACGGAGGCACAGCCATCGAAGTTTTAGGCAGGGGAGAGATTGGCTACTAATAGAGTTAAAGAGGCGCTTCCTTTTAATAGCCGCACTTGCGGTAGGAATAGCGTTTGCAACACCAGCCATAGCTCTTGAACCTCAGATGAAGTTAATAGAGAAGTTTGGACATCAGCCTCGCGCTTATGCCAAAACTCTTGTACCTTCTAAAGAATTCAGTTGCCTGGATAAACTGATAAAACTTGAAAGCCATTGGAATACGAAAGCAAGAAATCATAGTTCAGGGGCTTTTGGTATTTTTCAGTTTATGCCGCAGACTTGGGAAAATTACGGTTATATCAAAACAACTAACCCAATTATCCAGGTACAAGCGGGGCTTAGATACATCAAGGTTCGGTATGGAAATTCATGCCAAGCTTACGCCTTCCATCTTAATCATGGTTGGTACTAGATTTCATACTAGCCGTTCCTAGTATGAATACGAGGGGGTTGAGCGCAAGCCGCTCCCCCCTCACTTAAATTACAATGGTGTAAGATAACCGCGTGACCACAATCGTAGCCAAGATAACTCCCACTAGGGTTCATATTGCCGCAGACTCTTTAGTAACAGCTACTCGCAAGTATTCACATCCACAAATGGCAAAAATTGTTGAACGCGGCCCATACATTATTGCGGGAGCCGGGGAGAGCGCGGCTTGCGACATCATTCAGCACATTTGGAAACCACCCGCACCCATAGCAGCAGACAGAGCAGACTTGTATCACTTTGTTGTAAGTCGAGTTGTGCCATCCATGAAAGATTGTTTTAAGCAAAATGATTACAAGTGGGATAAGGATGAATCTGATGATGAAACTAAGTTTGCTTTTCTTATTGCGATTGGTGGCGAGGTTTTTGACATTGCTGATGATTTTGCCGTTTGTCTTGATTCTGATGGCATATACGGCATTGGAAGCGGAAGTTCGCTGGCTATTGGCGCTCTTAAAGCTGGCGCGAGCATTAAAAAAGCGTTAGAAATAGCCGCCGATAAAGACCCATATACCGCAGGGCCTTTTATTTATTTTGAGCAGGAAAAATGGACAAAGTAATAGCTGAAACAGTATTAGCCAGGGCAAATGGTTATTGTGAGAGATGCGGTAAGCCGTCATCGGATTTAGCCCTTCATCACCGCAAATTAAAAAGTCGAGGGGGCAAGGATGAGGTCAGCAATCTTGTTGGCGTATGCCATCCCTGCCACAATTTAGGCACAGATTCCATCCACCTCAACCCAACGAAGGCTACGGTCAAGGGGTGGATGGTTCCTACTTATGGAGATACGGAGAAATACCCGTTACACCTGCCTGATAGTAGGATTGTTAGACTAGACAATGAAGGCAACTACATAGATATAGAGGGCGAATCATGGCAAGAGTTGAAGTAACAGGCAATGTCGGCACAGATGCCGAAATCAAATTCCTTAAAGGCGCTAACGGTGATTTTGCCGTTACATCATTTTCATTAGCTGAAACCCCACGCGAACGCAGAGGTACTGAATGGGTAGATGGCGAAACTGTTTGGTATCGCATTTCTGTATTAGGCAAGCAAGCAGAAACCGCAACCGAAATTAAAAAAGGTGACAAAGTTCTTGTTATTGGCAATCTCAGAGTTTCAACTTATCAAGCCAAAGACGGAACAACCAAGGTTGGTATTGAGATTAAGGCTGAATCATTTGCAGTCATCCCTAAAGCGAAGTACGCGCAACCTAAGCCACAGGCTGAGGCAGACTCATTTTGGAACTCCTAACCTCTAAAGAGGTATGCGAGCTTCTTAGCATTACCCACAACAACCTTCATCAAATACAACATCGCGGTCTTTTGCGTTGGGTAAAAAAAGAAGGCAAAATTGTTTTTTATAGCCGCGAACAAGTAGAGGCATTTAAGGCTAAACGCAATAAATGAAATGTGCCAACTGTAAAAAGTTTCAGGATTACTCAATTTGCGATAACTGCTGGCAATACGCCATGTCGCAATTAGAGAAGTTTCCTGCTTGCTATACAGAACTTGAGTCTGAACTTTTACCCACTAAAGGTTACGGAGAGCGCGTGTCGGGAAGCGGTGACTCATCGCCTATCCCTGTAAAGTTGGAAACGCTACATCTACGCACCGGAGGGATTAGTCAGCCACTTATGGAACATGAAACTAAAATGCGTTCTATACGCCAAGAAACCCGCATTACCTTTCGCGGTGAAGAGTTAAACAAAATTACCATGACGGTTGAATACATCCTCAAGCGTTCTGAGTGGGCGCGTACCGATTACCCTGATGCAGATAAACTTGCTACAACAGTCATTACAACAGCGCACAAAATACAATTTGTTCTAGGTCATAAATCAGATGAGATTACTATTGGCAGATGCCCTACTATTGGACAAGATGAAAAGCCTTGCGGAGCTATTCTACGCATTAACCCTCAGCAACTAGATAGAACTTTTGAGATCAAATGCAGGGCGTGTGACACCATTTGGGATAGTAAGAAATGGCGATTGTTAGGAAAAATGCTTGAAACTCATTAACTCTGACTGCATTGCGGCAATGAAAGAAATGCCCGATAACTCGGTGGACTCTGTTGTTACAGACCCACCCTACGAGCTTGGCTTTATGGGCAAATCGTGGGACTCATCAGGTATCGCGTTCAATGTTGAGGTATGGCAAGAAGCCTTGCGCGTACTCAAACCCGGTGGACATCTCATTGCCTTCTCAGGCTCTCGGACTTATCACCGAATGGCGGTTGCGATTGAAGATGCTGGCTTTGAAATACGCGATCAGATTATGTGGATTTATGGCTCAGGGTTTCCTAAGTCGCACAACATCTCCAAGGCAATAGATAAGGCGGCTGGCGCAGAGCGCGAAGTTATTGGTAGCAGACCATTGACAGGTAATGGCAAAACTATGAAGTCGGGTTTTCATCAACCTGATGGAACTGGTGCTGGAGAAACCATCAAAGAAGATGTTTTTGAGTTCACCGCCCCTGCCACCGCCGAAGCAAAACAATGGGATGGGTGGGGTACTGCTCTTAAACCTGCTCACGAACCAATGGTGCTTGCTCGCAAGCCTTTAGTCGGAACTGTTGCTGACAATGTCCTGACTTATGGCACAGGCGGGTTGAACATAGATGAAACTAGGGTTGAATTTCAATCTGAAGCAGACAAAGCAAGTGCAACTCCACAAGGCAAAGTCACCGTCAACAATGTTGGAAATATGCCTGATGTGGAAAATGATGGGCGCAAAGAATTAGCAAGACCCGACAATTCAAAAGGTCGCTTCCCCGCAAATGTCATTCACGATGGCAGTTGGGAAGTGTTGGAGTTGTTTCCTGACTCAAAAGGCGGCGCGTATCCCGCAAAGCGTGGGCAATCAGTAAATACGGCATTCGCTAGTGGTCAAGAAACCGAAGGTGGGTTTCGAGCAATGGGCGATTTAGGTTCAGCCGCTCGATTTTTCTATTGCGCCAAAGCTAGTAAGCGCGACAGGAATGAGGGGCTTGATGGGTTGCCAATAGTTCGCAGGGCTGGTTTGCAAGGCGCGGATAACGACAATGAAAATCTTGACCCAGTAAGTGAACGATTTCGCACAAAGCCATCCGCCAATCATCACCCAACCGTCAAGCCAACCGATCTTATGCGCTATCTCTGCCGACTAATCACGCCACCCAACGGCATAGTGCTTGACCCATTTATGGGAAGTGGCTCAACAGGTAAAGCAGCAGTAATTGAAGGCTTTGACTTTATTGGCATTGAACAATCAGAGGAATACATAAAGATTGCGGAGGCTCGAATTGAATACGCAAGAGGACAATCTGAACAACAACTATTTTGATGTGCTTAAACTATTGGGCGCAACATTATGGAGGCAATACGAGTATGAACTACCTGATGCCCCAACCCAAGTGGCTATGGTTGTTCTCAAAACTTTAAGAGATAATGGCTACACAATTACAAAAATGTAACCTATCTCTAAAACCGCTATCATTACGGAAGCCTGAACCAAAAGGGGCATTAGAGGAGCAGACAAATGGGTCTTATTGACCGTCTAGCAAAAGCAGTAGCAGATCAGATTGAAAAAGCACCGAATGTGAACTTGCCAGCAGGTGCAGTTGTGATGAGCGAACAAGATATGCGTAACGCTAATCAGAATCAGACTTACGGACAACAAACACCGCTATTGCGTAACCCTCTTATGTCAGGAGTGCCATTCGGCCCCGGACAACCTATCTTGCCGGGCGCGATTAACCCACTACGACCTGATGGCAGACCTGACCCACGCCGTTACGAATATCAAGTAGCGCAAAAC